ATTAAACAAATAAAAATAAAATAAAATGGGATTTGATGTATCTGCATTAGCAAACTATACAAAAGAAAACGAAGCTCTACTTGTAACTTCATCTGTATTGGGTGCAAAAACTGCTTCTCTTATTAAGAGCGCAGGTAACGTTATGGTTGGCGTAAAGTCAAGCGAAAAAATCAACATTATGGAAACTGACGCTATCTTCCAAGATGGTGCTTCTTGTGGCTTTAATGCTTCTGGTTCTACTACCTTTACTCAACGTACTGTAACTCCTGGTAAAATTAAAGTAAACGAAGCTTTATGTCCTAAAGACCTTGAAGCAAAGTATTTACAAAAAGCTTTACCAACAGGTTCAATGTACGATAGCGTACCTTTCGAGCAAGAGTATTCTGAAAAGAAAGCTAAGACAATCGCTGCTCAATTAGAAACTGCTTTATGGCAAGGTGACACTGCAAGTGTAAACGTAAACATTAACAAGTTCGATGGTCTTGTTAAGTTAATCGGTGCTGCTTCAGGAGTTGTTGCTGCAAACGCTTCTACTTATATTAGTGGTGCGCCTTTAAGCTCTATCACTGCTGCTAACGTAATCTCTATCTTTGATGGTGTTTACCAAGCAATTCCTGCTAAAGTTGTAGCTGCTGATGATATGACTATCTTCTGTGGTCAAGATTTATTCCGTACTTACACAATCGCTCTAAAGAATAGCGGTAGCTTCAATTACCAAATTGATGTTAAAGCTGATAGCGAATTCGTATTACCTGGTACTACAATCAAAGTTGTAGCAGTTGCAGGTCTTAACGGAACTAACAAGGTTTACGCTATGCGTTTATCTAACTTGTTCTTAGGTACTGACTTACTTAACGAAGAAGAGAAGTTTGAAATTTTCTATGCTAAAGAAGCTGACCAAGTACGTTTCGTATCTGAGTTCAAAATGGGTGTAAACATTGCATTCCCTGACGAAGCAGTGAAGTTTATCCTTGCATAATTTATCGGGTAGGTTGAAATATACCTACCCATTTTTTCAAACTAACAATATTTAACAAATGGCTTGTGCTTTAACTCAAAATTATACTCTTGACTGCAAAGACAGTTTAGGCGGTATAACCGAAGTTTATTTTGCAGCAGCAGCAGACGTTACCTCTACAACCGAAGCAAGTGGTGTTATTACCGCTCTTGTTAAGGCTTCAGGTAAGAAGTTCTACAAGTACGAACTTGTGAAAGGCACTTCTCAATTAGTTGAGAACGTAAACGCAAACGTACAAAACGGAACTATCTTCTATGCTCCAGAATTAACTATCGTATTAAACAAATTACAGGCGAACACAAGAAACGAAATCTTGTTGTTAGCTCAAAACACTTTAGTAGCAGTTGCCAAAGATAACAATGGCAAATATTGGTACTTAGGTAAAACAAGAGGCTTAGACCTTACCGGTGGTAACTCTGGTACGGGTACTGCCGAAGGTGATAGAAGTGGTTACACTTTAACCTTCACAGGTGCGGAAGCTGCCCTTGCTCCAGAGGTAAACTCTACTGTTGCAGGTCAATTAACTACCGCAGGTTCTTAGGTTGTTTTGGTTTTGTATATAGATGCCCTCGTCATTAATTTGGCGGGGGTTTTTTATTTTGCAAAGTTTTGGCTCTTAGTATATTTATAGTTGATGATACAATTAACGAAAGGGCAAACCCAAAATATCATTTTAACACTTACCGAAAAGCAAACGCTTACTAACCCAAACTATCTATTTGTGTTTGAGAATAGAAGCACGAATACTGATGTTAAGTTTGTTAAGCTAAACAATACGGATATAAGCGCATATAAAGAACGTTACAACGAATTTAGTATTGTAGTTAATAGCTACTTTAATACCTCTTTAAACGGGCAATATACCTATACAATTTACGAACAAGCAAGTACTACCAACACAGACCCAACGGGCTTAAACTTGCTCGAAACGGGCATTATGGAACTTGAGGGTACAACTATATCATTCACAGAATACGAAACAACAAGCACATTCACAATTAGACAATAATGGAAATACAAGTATTGACATTTGCGGAAGCAAAGCAACCGGAATATAAAGAAAAGAAAGGCGAAGGTTATATGCAGTATGGTCAAAACAATGACTATCCGCAATACCTATTAGACCTTTTTAACAAGTCAGCCAAGCACAATGCTATCGTTAGAGGCAAAGTGAACTACATTGTAGGCAACGGCTGGGCAAGTGAGCAATCTATTGTTAAGCAAGTTAATAGAGATGAAACACTTAACGACCTTACAAAAAAGGTTGCTTTAGATTTAGAACTATTTGGCGGTGCTTATATCCAAGTTATTTGGGGTGTGCTTGGCGAAACTATTGCGGAGTTATGGCATTGTGATTACACAAAGATTAGAACTAACAAAGACAACACGCAGTTTTGGTATAAAGAAGATTGGAAACTTAACAAAGAAAAAGCTGAAGTTTATAGTGCGTTTAATCCTAAAAATCCTACCGGAGTACAAATACTATATGTAAAAGAGTACAGACCGGGTATGAATGTTTATAGCTTACCGGGTTATTTTGGTGCTTTAAACTACATTGAAAGTGATGTTGAAGTTAGTAAGCACGTTTTGGGTAATGCTCAAACAGGGTTTTCTGCAAGTAAACTTATTACTTTACCAAACGGAGAACCAAGCCCTGACGAGAAACGTGCAGTAAGCAGACAGTTCGACAATATGTACACGGGTGCAGACGGGAAAAAGTATTTACTTGCTTTTGTAAACGATGCAACGAGAAAGCCTATTGTAGATGATTTGGGTGCGAGTGATTTAACTAAAGAAGATTTTAGCCGTGTAGACGAGTTAATACAAACTAACATTTTTAGTGGTCACCAAATTACAAGTCCTGACTTGTTTGGTATTGCAACCCCTGGTCAATTAGGAAGCCGTCAGCAGATGCGTGATAGCTACGAGATATTTAATAACACTTATGTACGCTACAAGCAAATGCAACTTGAGGGTGTATTTAATATGCTTGGCGGTTATGCAGGTGTTACTGAGGAGTTAAAGATTATACCTACCGACCCGATTGGTATTGAGTTTACTGAGAACGTTCTTATTCAAAATATGTCTAAAGACGAGATTAGAGAAATGCTAAACTTACCACCTTTAGAAGTTGATGCTACTAATGAAGCACAAAGAGTTACAGACGGAATTTCTGCATTAAGTCCATTGGTTGCTAATAAGGTGTTAGAGTCAATGACTAAGAATGAAATTAGAGCCTTAGTTGCTTTGAAGCCTACAATCGATGGCGATGTTATTAGTTCTACTATTACAACCGAAGAACCGATGTCTGCCGAAACAAGCGTAAACGAACACATCAAAGGCTTAAAGGGTAGAGAGTGGCAGAATATGCAGCGCATCATTAGGGACTTTAACAAGGGTAAAATTACCAGAGAGCAAGCAAGTTCAATGTTAAAAGGTGGATATGCTCTTACCGACGAAGAGGTTACTACTTGGTTAGGTGCTGAAGAGTTAGAATTTAGCGAACAAGATTTTCAAGTGTTCTTTGAGTTTGGTGAAGATAGAAGTGCCTACGAAGTATTTAAAAGTAAGACAAGATTTAGTGACGATGCGGACTTTGAAATGTTTGCAGACGTGACACAATTACAATCTAATATCTTAGACCTAATTGTAAAGGATAAGCGTATTACTCCAGAAGTAATTGCTGACACTTTAAAAGAAGATGTAGGTGCGGTTAAGCGTGTTATTGATGACTTAATTGAAAAGGGTTTTATTAAGACAAAAGAAATTAAGCAAGGCAAAGGAATTGATAGTAACGTTATTATCGAGAGAGATTTAACTGCGCCTATTGGTAAAATTGTTGAAGCTATAAAGCCACAAACTACGCAGATTTTAATCCGTTACACTTACGAATGGAAACCGGGCTTTAATGATAGCGATTTAAGTACAAGTAGAGATTTTTGCAAATACTTAGTTACTGCTAATAAGTTTTATACTCGTAGCGATATAGAGCAAATGAGTGCAAGGCTTGGCTATTCTGTATGGGATAGACGAGGCGGTTGGTACACTAAGCCAGGTACAAATACACATAGTCCAAGTTGCAGACACGAGTGGCGTTCAAACATAGTTAAAAGAAAATAAAGATGAGCTTAAACACATTATTCATAAGCGTACAGAATATTAAAGACCGCTCTGGCTTACACGCTAACGTAGACGAGAAACTTGTGCTTCCTGAAATCAAGACCGCACAAGATATGTTTATCTTACCGGCACTTGGTAGCGCATTATATCTTCGACTTCAAACAGGCATTACGGCTAACAACTTAAACGCTGACGAAGTTACTTTGTTAGATAATTACATAGCAGATACTTTGGTACACTATGTACTTAGTGAGTTGCCTATGGGTTTATCTTATCAGTTTTACAACAAAGGTCTTTTAAGGAAGGGTGGCGAGAATACCGAAAACCCTTCTATGCAAGATATGATTGACGTAGCTAATAGATACAAAGCCCGTGCGGAGTTCTACAAGCAAAGAATGATTAAATACCTAAAAGAATATTCTACATCTTACCCTGAGTACTTGAACCCCGGTAGTGGCATTGATGCAATACACCCTGAGAACGATGCTTACACAACGAGTGTTTGGCTTGGTGATTTTGATTGCTGCGCAGGTAAAAGCTTCGAGGAACTTTATCAAGGGAATAGAGGTTGTAGTGATTGCTAATTTATGAGTAAAGTAACAACGATTAAAAACCAAAATAAGCTTCGTGTTTATTTAGAAAAAATTAAGAATGAGCCTCAGCCTAAACCAAGTCGTGAAACAAATAACGACACTCGGAAACGACCACGAACAAATTAACTTTGTTTACTTTGGCGATGTGTGGGAACGTCTAAGCAACGGAGAGGTAACTTATCCTGCTATGTTCTACACGCTAACGGGTGCGACTATAAACGCTAAAAATATTACTTATAATTTTAGCCTTTATTTTATGGACAGAATGTTAATGGAAGAAACCAACGAAACAGAAGTCCTAAGTGATATGACTTTAGTAGGTCAAGATATTGTAGCGCAGCTTCGTTACCCTAAAGCGATTTGGGATATTGGCGATACTGCACCCATTACATACTTTACTGAAAGCGACCCCGACTATCTTGCAGGAGTTAAGATAGACATCACAATGGAATTACCTTACTTAAACGATAGATGCCAAGTGCCTTCTATTTATACATACTAAGATGATAGGAAAAAAGATTAACCAATTAGCTACCGAGTTAGCACCTACTACAACCGATTTAACTATTATTGGCGACCCGATTAGTGGAGTTAGTAAGAAGATTACGCTTGAACAATTAGGTGCGATATTTGGCGGTGCAGTTTCGTTTTATACAACACTTGGCGACTTCCCTGCAACGGGTGTAATAGATATTATCTATTGCGCTAAAGACACAAAGAAACTTTACTTGTGGAGCGGTAGTGCTTATGTTGAAGTATTCCCTTCGCAATCTTTATTAGACACTTATCAGCTTAGAAGCGAAAAGGGTGTAAGTAATGGCTACGCTTCACTTGATGTTAATGGGAAAGTGCCTATTGGTCAGTTACCTAATTCTATTATGGAATACAAGGGAACTTGGAGTGCAGCAACTAACACACCGACACTTGCGAATGGCACGGGAGATACGGGCGATGTTTATTTATGTAACGCAGCAGGAACAGTGAACTTTGGTGCTGGACCTATTACGTTTGCAGTGGGTGATTATGTGGTTTATAGTGGCAGTATTTATCAGCGTTCAAGCGGTGCAGTAGGTACTGTAACAAGCGTAGCTGCGTCTATTACGGGTGATAGCATTACAATAAGCGGTTCTCCAATTAGCACAAGCGGAACTTTAGCTTTTGCTTTTGGCGGTAATAGTACTCAGTACATTAACGGAGCAGGTAACTTAGTTACGTTTCCGGGAGTAATTAATGAAGCACAAAACTTAATTACTGAAGTTTATAACAAGACGGGTGCGACTTTAACAAAGGGTACAGTTGTTTATATCAATGGCGGTCAAGGTAACTTACCAACAGTTACTAAGGCATTAGCAACAGGCGATAGCACAAGCGCACAAACTTACGGAATAGTAAGAAACGATATTACAAATAATAACAATGGCTATGTAGTGGTTGCAGGTCGCATAAGCGATTTAGATACTCAAGCCTATACAGAAGGTACTCAACTTTATTTAAGTCCTACAACGGCAGGTACTTATACAAGCACAAAACCTTACGCACCTAATCACTTAGTTTATGTTGGTATTGTAGTAAGAGCGCACCCGACACAAGGGGTTATCGAAGTTAAGATACAAAACGGCTACGAAATGGATGAGCTTCATAACGTAGCAGCACAAAGCCCAGATAACAACGATATTTTACAATACAAGACCGCAACAAGTTTATGGACTAAGGTTGCAGGTACGACTTCAAACATAGCAGAAGGCAGTAACTTATATTACACCGATGCAAGAAGTAGGGCAGCGATTAGTTTAACTACAACGGGTTCAAGTGGTGCAGCTTCATATAATAACACAACGGGTGTTTTAAATATCCCTAATTACGGAAGTGCATTAACGGGATATGTACCATATACGGGAGCTACTGCAAACGTAAACTTAGGAACTTATGATTTATTTAGTAAAAGTGTTTTTATAGAAGGTAGCGGCTCTTTCCAAGCAGGTCTTTTAATGAAGCAAAACAACGGGTATAATTTTGTTACTGGTGCTTATACTCAAATAGTACCTAATGGAATTAATGACCTTGATATAGTACACAACCAAGCAAACACAACAAGACGTAGATATTCTTTAAGCGTAGCTATATTACAAGACGGGGATAGTTTTCAATACTTGCTTCCAAGATTAAGCGGAACGTTTGCGATGACAAGCCAATTAACGGGCGGAACAGTAACAAGCGTAGGTTTATCTTCTGCAACAAGCGGAGTAACTATTGGCTCAACTCCTATCACTACAAGCGGAACGATTACTTTAGCTATTGCTACTGCAAGTGGTTCACAACAAGGTTTATTATCTTCTACCGATTGGACTACGTTTAACAATAAGCAAAGTGCTTTAACAAACCCCGTAACCGGTACAGGTACTACTAACTACCTACCTAAGTTTACAGGTACAAGTACAATAGGTAATAGTAATGTTCAAGACAATGGTTCTTTAGTTTCAATTGGTGTAGCTACAACAGTTAGTGGAATAATACAATCTTCAATTTCTGCAAGTGGTTCAACTGCCGTTTCATTAGATTTAAGAAATACAGTTAATGCTTTAAATAGCAATAGTTCAATGTATTTTTCAGTTGGTAGCGGTTCGTTATCATCAACTAATATTACTGGTATAATTAGAGGAACTGTTACTCAAGCATCTGCTTTAAAATCAGACCTTGTATTTTTTACAAACAATGGCGATAGTGTAATTGAATCTATGCGCCTTAATTCTTCAGGCAATTTAGGTTTAGGAGTAACACCAAGTGCGTGGAGTTTATTAACCGCATTACAAATTAGTGGCGGTGCTTCTTTAGCAGGGTATGGTGGTGCTACTTATTTAGCGCAAAATTTTTACTATGGAAGTGGTGGAGATACTTATATTAGTAATGGTTATTCTACAAGATATACTCAATTTAACGGACAACATTTATTCTTTACCGCTCCTTCAGGAACGGCAGGTAACGCTATATCCTTTACCCAAGCAATGACGTTGTCTGCTAATGGTAATTTGAGTATTGGTACTACAAATTCTTCATATCCATTGCAAGTTCATAAGGCAGGTAGTAATGTATTTAGCACTGTATATAATGTAGCTGCTTTTACCGATGGAAGTGGGGCATATAAAGGTGTTAACTTGGGGTATGATAATTCATCTCAAACAGGAATTATATATACTGAAACAGCATCCGCTGCTTCTAATCTTGCTATATGGACATATAATGGAAGTTCTTGGGGTGAACGTATGCGTGTAAACTCAGGCGGTGATTTAGAATTAAAAGGAAGGTCTACAACTGCAAATTTCCAAGCATTGTTTTATAATGCAAATGACCAATTTGCAATTAATGCAACAAATACAAGTACAGGTAAAACTATAAATTTTAATCCTTCTAATACTTTTACTGCCTTATCAATAGCCTCTACAGGAGCAGCTACATTCTCAAGTAGTGTAACGGCAGGTGGAGATATATTAATTAATAATTCAGGAACTACTATTGCTAATATAAGAGCTACAAGTTCACAAGGTGGTTTAGATTTATGGTCAGGTGCAACTGCAGATTATAATGGTGGAGCAGGTATTACTTTAGTTTCAAGTGACAGGAGTGGTGCATATACAAGAGGAGAACTTTACATAAGTGCAGGTCGAGCAACTAACAATACTGCAAATGGTTTTATAGCACTATCTACGGCTAATACCGAACGTATGCGCATAACAAGTGGGGGCTTAGTTGGAATGGGAATTACGAACCCAAGCGAAAAATTACATTTGCGTGATACAACAACTGGATATGTAGGTTTAAGATTAGAAGGTTCAGGAAGTTATTCAGGTAGCGATTGGACTATTTATTCTTCATCTATATCTCCAAGTACTGCTGATGATTTTTTAGGATTTTACAATAACTCAGCTACTGACTCTGCAAGTGCAGGTTACAAAATGAGGATTTTTAAAAGCGGTACAGTAGGTATCGGAACATCAACAGAGGGCTTTTTAGGAAAACTACAAGTAGCAGGAAGTGTTGCAATCACGGGTCAATATAATACAGTATTGCCTTCAAGTAGCTTTTCTTACTTTGATGGTTCAGGTCAAGTAGTTTCATCAGCATCTTCTGCAAGTGCATTATACCTTGATACAACTTGGAACACTACGGGCAACCCTGATGGTATTTACTTAAACGTAACTAACACGGCAAGTGGTGCATCTTCTAAACTAATGAACTTAAAAGTTGGTAGCGTTTCTCAGTTTAGTGTAAGTAAGGCAGGTGCAATACAAACAACCGCACCAAGTTCTGGTAGCGCACAACCTTGGAAACTTGGAAGCTACGCAGCAGGTGGAACTGGTACTGCCACAGGAGTTATTTACATAGAAATTAACGGACAAATTTATTCAATCCCTGCATTACAAGGAACACCTTAAAATAAAATAAAAATGGCATTAGAAACAAAATGGCTTATTAGCCAAATGGACACCGCACCAAGCGAAGATGGTTTAACCGATGTAGTAAAAACAGTACATTGGAGATACGAAGGTAAAGACGGAGAATACGCCGCAGAAGTTTACGGAGCAATGGCTTGTGCTACACCTTCGGCAACCGACTTTACTGCTTATGCAGATTTAACTTATTCTAAAGTAGTTGAATGGTTAGCAGATGGCTTAGATGACCACGCTTTAGATAG